CTACGGTCGACGGATAGTTCCCGACCGAAGCAAATGGCTGTCGGTCTACCGGTGGAGCATCAAGAACGTCAACAGTATAATCGGCATCAGTAAAACTCTCCGTTTCAGCGACACCTATCCAGCCAAATATCCCTGCGCTCTCTCTATAAATATTATATTTACCAGCCCCCGCGACAGCATCCCATGTCAAAGTCGAGGTCTTGGTTGTTGCATCTTCTTCGACAGAGGGTAACGACTCCTCATTGGTCGTGGCATCTACCGCCGTCACTTTGTATTTAAAACCAGCCCCCGGTGAACCACTTAACAAGTTTGCCGGAGCATCCAAGGCAGCTCCAAAGACTATATCTGAGATTGCCCATGCTGCATGACCTGAGCGCGCGAGCTCTGCCGGCGGATAAGATGGATGCACGAGAGTCACGATATCGGCCGACTGTATGAAAGCGATGTCAGGAAGGTCAGCCTCCACGTATGCCGTTGTCACCTCATAGACGCGCGCCGCAGTACCGTCGGAAATATACGCAGTATAACCCGTGGAGTCCACGTCCGTACCATCAAGATATTCAAGACTGAAAGTATTTGCCGTTACATTCGCCACTTTGAAGCTACGTGAATTGAGCTCCGTCATGCCTACCACGTCATCGATATGAACTTCCTCACCGTTAGAATAACTATGTCCTGCAATCGTAATAACACAAGGATTGGCTTGGGTAATCCCAGTAATTGCCTTTGTCGCTTCCAATACCGGAGCGCCGTTACGATGTACGCGGATATATAGATCCCCAAATTCGAGAATATACGTCTGGCTGGCATTAAAGACGAAGGGTATCAAGCGAACGGTCTTTGCGGAGTCCTTAACCTCAGCGATGAATCCAGTCCCGGGACGATTAGCCACGCCCCCATGACGCATGACGATATTGTTTCTACAGGTACGCAGTCCTGTGGAATATTTCAGCAGATCAGTCCTCGCGTGAATGACAGGCGCTATTTCGCCACTGCTAAAGGAAAATTGCCTTACGTTAGCCATCTATATACCCTCTCATGCTCCGTGTATGCTTGTCTGAGTACCCTTTGACGCTTTATGCGCCTCCTTAGCCACGTATGGTAATAAACTCGCTGTCAGGGGGCTCTTCTCTCTTTTCTTCGTTGAAGGAATTGGCCGCTGCTTTACTTATCTCAGCATAATATGACTTAAGGGTTTTATCCTTAAGATTGAACGGATCTCCGCCCGTAAGCCTCGGCGCCATCATACTGCCAAGATAATAAGAAAAGGCCAGCACGAAATCCGGCGGGAAAAGCGTTGGATCTGTCACCGTACCGGTATATTCTATCTTGGCATTTTCTACATCCGTCCAGATGATTCGACCCGCAGAATCCTTGCCCAACCTATAAGGAACCTGAGTGCTTTTATCTTCGTTCCTTATGCCTGAAGGTATACGTCGGAGCGTCAGGCAGTCTACAGGATAGCGATAAGAATATTCCCACTCAGCGTTTGGAGTCAATTCAATAAGCGCGAGGGTTGCGATCACCGTGGCAAAAGGCCAGTGGAAGTCTCTTAGAACCGTCTCCAATGCAACATCATAATATCGACGGGCACAGGACGCCTCTTGAGACTGCTCGGTATCAAAGTTCGAGATCTCCTTTGCGATACCGATATGAGATAGAGCCATGTTAACTATTGCAACCTTGGATGATGGCATCTTATACCCCTTCCTTAATGATTAAAACAATTCTTTCCAACTTACCTGAGCACGCATTGCCGCACTATTATCACTATTCCCAGCCATAGTCAGCGTTTCACCCGGATTTAGAATAATTTTATTGTCTATTAACGGGACTCTAAGGCCAGCGTTCTTACCAGCGAGTAATCCCGCACCCAATTCTTTGCCCCCTGTTACCGTTGTTCCTGAGGTATCGATCTCTACAACAGAATCAGTTGTATTTATATCTGAATAGGAGGGCGTTCCTCCAAGCGTGGCATTTTTTACTATCCTTACATTACCCAGATTATTAGCAGAACTGGCCTCAATACTCGCACCGGCCCCCAACAAAAGAATATCTATAAAGTTGGGCTTCGAGGCATAGGACGACTTATTTCTTATGGTAAATATTGCTACCTCTGATACTACACCCGTCTTTTCTTTAGTCCCAGAAGCGTTCTCCGGCTGATGTAGCTCTATGAGTGAGGTCTTGCCTTCAACGAAGTATGCGTAAGAAGCCGATTTTAAAACCATATTGCCTATCGTAGCCTTATTATTAACCCACATGGTGTGATGAAAGTTCGGATTATGTGTTGAAGGCTCTGTGAAATTATTAGCGTAAAGGATGGTGTGGACAACGATGAAGTCTCCAGTACTATCATCTTCTACACATAACTGAATCTTGCCGGCTCCTAAATACTGATATCTTATCTCCCAGACATTCAGCTTGGTATGATCTAACGTCATTCCGCTTGCGCCGGTTCCATCCAACGGATCATCCCAAGCCCCCTGAGCAACTGTTATAAGTAAATCGTTTTGCCACCTATGGAAGCCAAAGGTCATACCATTATAACCGATACCATACCCATTTTTGAAGGCGGCACTACTTCCTGTCGCATCCATGATTCCGATATATTGCTCTGTAGCGACCACAGGTGGACTGAATAAGGCTGTAAATCTTGAGTTCCCGCCAAGCCCGGGACGATATTTGGCGTGTTGTTTGCTCTGGAAAAGAGCAGAACTTGCCGTTGTGGTCGAAGAAGCGACTACGGCCATACCGGAGGCTTGAGTTACCGTACCACCATTAACCTCCGTATTCGTATTCAGATCTGTATTGTCTACGGTATATTCAAAGCTCCCTTGGAACTGAGGAGAGAGCTGACCCACCAAAGACTCACCAAAGGCTGTTCTGGGATTATTCTCTACGGAAACCTTTAGGCCCTTAGTAATAGGGTCTACTTCAACGTAGGTAACGCCGTCGCTGATTATAGATCTTCTGTACTCTATACCGTTCTTAATTATGCTCATGCCGCCTCGTAGTATCCGTTTATCATTCCGCCAGCAAAACCGCCGGCCTGAGTAGCCCACACACTTATCTTAATAATAGTCCCTCCGGGAACTCTGATAGGAGGACAAAGAGGGAAGTTAAAAGGACTCTCGCCCACAGGGGCAGTATCCTTAAATAAAAAAACAGGATCATCGCCATCATATAAAACACCATCCCAATCGGTACTTCTAAGTCTTACTTTGCTCGGCTTATTACCTGTTATGCCTCCATGCCAGTTGGTAATGAAATAAACTTGGTTATCAGGCACTTTCATAGCACAGGTGAGACTCATATTCCCACCAAGGGCTATGAGGTTATAAACTTTAGTGTCGTCGCCTACCTCATGAATATCGATATTCCCTTCCGCAACACCATTACTGCCGATATCTGTGGCAAATATGTGATTTACAAAAGCTATATCCGTTGCAACCGTATTTACGTTTCCACCATTGGCTATAATATCTTCCGTCTGTGCAGAGCCATCAGAAGCCCGTATATATTCGATTTTTATAGCACGAACCCCAGTACCCCCGGCAGTATCGTTAGCATCATTGAACTTAACCGTCATCTGTTCACCAGCAGACAGTGGTAACGGTATCCTTGCTGTTGGGCCCAACCAAACGTCTACACCTTTTGTATCTATAGCTACGCTATCTCGTTCACCTTTAGCCCAGAAGTGAACATGACCTTCAATATTGCCTTTGGATATCTCATGCTCATAATCAACAACACTTATTCGAGGACGACCATCTGCGTTCTGAAACTTTTGCTCTACATTATCCGTATCGAGCCATCCAACACTCGGATTGCCTGAGAGCGTATTCGTACCGCTTTTGATCTTTAATATACAATCCATCAAACAGGCCGAGCCCGCCTGTGTTACCGTAACCGTGAGATTATCACCTCCATTGAACGCCATCTCCGAATCAGGCTTCCACACAAAGCTGGTGTCTGTATTATCCTCTTCATTCAAGATCAACGTGCCATCGGCTGTCGTTATGGTTATAGTTCTCGGTGCGGCTGTGGTAAAGTTGAACTCAACATTATCGAGTTCGTAGTCTTTGGTTATGGCGGTAACTTCGGAAAAGGCCGCCGCGTTAAGATCATGAACTGTCTCGTTTATGGCATTGGTAACAGCCATGACGAGCTGACTTACCGTCGCTTCGGTAGCAAGATTGACAGGAGTCCCCCCTGTATCCGTAGATATAACATGGGGGACGCTGCCAGTTCGCTTAACTCCGTAGGCTTCACCCTTCTCATCTGTAAAAGATATCGGTTTCCCCATCTTGAAGTCTGCCATTTACTTGAACTCCTTAACGGTAATAGCTAATATTCAGCTTTGCACCGGCCACTTGTTCAAAAAACTTGATAGCTGTAAATCTGCCGGTGTAGATCTTCTCGGTATTGACTGCCAAAGGCATACCTACGGTGGCCGTCGGATCCGTGCCGTCGTCGCGATATCTAATGGCCTGAGCCTCACAGACCAATACTACAAGACGAGTACCCATCGGTGGCGTAAGACCATCGGCGGAACTCAAGTCAGTGATCTGCTCGTAACCCAAAGGCTCTCGTTGGCCTTCTATGGTTGGTATTCCTGAACGAAACATGAATTATCCTCCTTGCTTCCCCTTAGATTTACTGGTCAGAACGAAGTCTATTACTCCTCGTCGTCGTCCTCGGCCCGGGGCTCTTCGATCAGCGCGATTATATCGGCCTTCGTTGCATTGTCAGGCGGATCTATGTCCATACCCATAGCAACAACAACGAGTTCGTCCCTCGTCATATCCATCGAGACCTCAGGAGCCTCATCGTCACCGTTATCGTTGGCGTTATCATCACCGTCAGGGATGGTTGCCGCAGAGGCTATAGCATCCGCATCTGCAATTGAGGCTGCTTTCTTGGCCTCTGCCTCAACCTCTTCCTTTTTCTGCGCAGCACTTTGCTCCGGGGTCCAACCGATCGCCTTCATCCATAAAAAAGAGAAGTGATCTTTGCTCCTGAGGTTGAATATGGCTCCGTGACGTCTCCTGATATTGTCATATACGCCGGCATAACCCAGACTGTCACCTGCGACCGCCCTTACCTTTAAAGTCGGAATCTTCGTCATAGTCTTGTCTCCTCTTAAGGGTTGAAATGCTGTTCTATAGAGGCCGTAAAGCCCCTCTATATCTTATTCTCGTCGAGCTTGTGGTCGCCGCACCAGTCTGCACCAAATACCGCAGGGTAACCGTTCATCGTTGGTGCATGACGTCTGCATCGACCAAACTTATTCGGCTCTAAGGCCGGAGGATCTGTAACTTTCTCTGCGAACCACATACAGGTAGCGCACTGCATACCTTTACTTCTATGCTTCCACGGGTCCTTCTCGCAAGTAACTTGACCATCCCCTACATTTTTCACCTCTGCCGCTTTATCAATATCCGACATAAAACCTCCTTGTGTTTAATATTATTATGATATGGGAGAGAGGCTATGAGGCCCCCCTCCCTTATCAGTCTTAGCTTATCGTGGAGCCACTCGGGTAGAGGGCTTCCTTCGGTACCGAGCTCTGAAGTACGAGCATCGCCGTGTAAGTGATCGTCGGATCCGTACCTCCGAGTGTGGCATATACCCTCATGAACTGTTCCATGCTGGTATCAGGCGGCACAGGTATGGCGTGTAGCGAGCCAGCCGTCAGGAGTGCGCGACCGATCGTCCTCGATATCACGTCCGTAGGCGAACCAAAACCCGTAACGGTATCCGTCTGTATCTTGAACGCATACGTCTCGTCGGCGTTACCTGTCGAGGCAGCCACGTCAACAGTTATGAGTACCACCATCGGCTCACCTATACCGATATTTCGATCTGCCCCGAGATCGATATGATCTGTCGCTGCGCCCGATGCCGAGATAGACAGTGCGTCAGCGAAGAGTAAAAGCGCATCATTTATCATTTGAATATCCTCCATCTTTGAAGTTACGTTGCGTTATAGTTCGCTATAGCCTATGGAGTCGAGCTTATGTAACGCGCGCTTCGCCCTCACTC